GTACGCTTTCTTTGCCATATGTCCAAGTTGTTTTCTTAGACAAGTCCTTAAAGAGATCAATTAGGTGCAAATCATGCGGGAAAAGTTCACGCAAAATTGCAAGCTGCAGCTCCAATGGAAAATAATCTGTTGCTGAGCTCAAGTCTACACAGTATGCAGTCTTGCCCCTTTTAAGGTGTTCTTTTACAGCTTTATAAGGTTTTTCTTGGTCAAAGGTGCAATCCCATGCCTGGCCATCAAGAAGACTGAACAAAGCATCACCAAGTGGCTGTAGTGCCCACTGGTGCAAACGGAAGGGATTAGCAATCCAACGAATCTTATATCCCCCATCCTTGGTTAAAGGACAGAGTCTACCTCCTACAACAGTAGGGGAATTCTTACCTACCACTTGGCAGATGTGATTCAAGACGCTGTTGGATATACCTTCTAGTAAAGGACGATAAGCTTGAAAATGCTTATTGATGAACGCCAGGTTCTCTTCTGAATAACCAATCCAGTCGAGATCCTTAAGGACGTCCTCACTTTGTACTACCGAGCCACCTCCGATGTAGGGTGACTTCGTTCCATCCTTTCCTTGGTAAAAGAGCAGGGGTTGAGCATTCCCGCACTTCTGTAGTCCATAAATGGATTTTGCATGGTGTGATAATGTCAGATTCAAATCATCCGGGTAACTAACCCGATCTGATTCTATGCTTTTACGTGCTTCCATAAAATCATCCTCCGTTACTTTGGAGGGTATGAAAGCAGAATAGGCCATTAAGCAATTAATTGCAACCTCAAAGCTGGTTAGGCTGGAGGTGGCCATCTTCCGTAAAAAGCCCCATACTCCGTACCAATCACCATCCCTGTTTGTTTTAACCCAGGTTGTTGGTGACTCACCAATACGGATTCGGATCAAATCCTGTTTAAGCGATTTAAGCCTCTGAACTGTCCATTTTGGTCCAGAATTTTCTTCCCACTTCGATATCTCTTTGGCCAGCAACTGCGCCATTGAGAGTGGGAGTCCATAACATTGACATCTCTGCTGTAGCCCGATACGCTGGATAAAATCCAATTGCGACCTCCTTTGTTAAAGGATAAGCAAAGCGCTTGGGCTTCGAGAGAAGCTCCAGAGAAAAGAAGTGGCCCATAGCCGCACCACGCGGACTGGGACTAGAAAGGTATATCGTCATCATCAGGAACATTATCTGCAAAAGAGTTTCCTGGATCCACTTTTGGATCTTCAGCGGACTTGCCTGGGTTAATAACGGTTTTTCCATCATGGGAGACTGTAAATCCCGTTCGCGGATCTTGGCTTCTGGTTTCGTAAATTGAGTGACCTAAGCTGTCGAGCCAGATGTTGGTTTCTTCAGTCATCAACGACCTAAAGTTTCCTTTAGGTAACCTACCGATGCGAGTTTGGAGCAGCGCAATGCGCTCCGCATGCTCTATAATGCTTGTCAGCTGTTCTATGCTGAGAGCTACAGGTTGTTCAGTGATCATTGTCATATCTCCTTTCT